TTATTTTTGACATTCCGTTTCTGGTTTTGGGTATGGCAAGACGGGCATGCGCAAGCGGCGTTGCCAATCCGTTTTGAGGAACCTCACATAGCGAAATTGCCGCAGGCTATGCTTGGTCGCCCTGTGGAGGTTCTTACGAAGGTGTTCACCTCGTTGACCGCCCTTAAGGTGGGCTGTCAGCAACATTTTGTGGTACGTTTGACCATCCAGCTCGTAAAAGGTCGTAGTGTGGCATCCTACATATAAGAAACTGCAAGCTTGATAGACAACGCCTAGCCCTTTGCAGCGCTCGTCCGCAAATGACTGCACCCACGCCACGCTTGGGCAGGCCCGTTTGATGTACTTGAGGGCATAGCTTATGGCGCGGCTCTCGCTGTTTCGTGGCGCATCATCAGACAGCCACATGCGGTTAAGCTCCATATACTGCCCTTGCACTGTCCCCTCCACCACCTTGCTCGCCCGCGCGGGGCAAAGGGCATAGCCCCACTGTAACACGCCCTCAAGTGCCCCCTCCCGGAATACGCCTAGATGGAGATAGCTATTGTTGACCACCCTATGACTATAGTGGTGGGCAATAATGACGGCCCGCGCATCCCGGCACGGTATCTGCGCCACATAGAAAGCCTCGCAGCCAAAGCCCTGGGGGCCAGTGGCCCCCATTATGTAGCCCGGCTCTTGACTGTCTGGCGGTAGATACGCGCTTAAGGTCGGTGGGTGGTAGGGTCTGCGTTGAGTTGCCATAAAGTCTCCACTTGGGAGGCTCTATGGCCTGCAATGTTGGGGCGCGTGGCCCTCACGGTGAGATAGCGCCCACAACGCGGGCATTTAAATTCCATACATAGAGCTTGACCACGGGCAAGCAGCCGCCCGCAGCCGGGACAACGAATGTCCGCATCACAACTTGTCTTTTGCATATTTGTAAAGGTGTTGCGCCCCTTGCAATATCCGTCTACTTTGGCCCGGTCTCGCAAGAGGCCCTGATAGGCGGATACTCCTCACGGCGTTGGTGCGCCGTGTGGGGCCGTGGTGCGGCTGTTCCCTGCGCCGCATCGGTGGGGGCGTTCCAGCGCCCCCGCCATTTCTCAACAATCCCTATGTAATTTTCAAAAAACGCGAACTAAACAGCGTAGCTGACGGTGATGGCCTGCACCTCGGCGGCTGTGGTTGTGGCGTCCACGGTGGCAAGCATCTCACCACGGCGGGCTGTATGGATTGCTACTAACGCGGCATAGCCATCGGGGTCATCAGTGCGCCACTCAAATATTGCTGTTGCAACTTCAAATGCTGATGGGGACGCGCTGGCCGTGGGCATGGTGAGGCTGGCTGACATTGCTGCGTCAAATCCAGCATTAATCTGCTGTCGTTTGGCAGTTTGAGCCTCGGCCAGTGTGGGAGTTGCTGCCTGCGGTGCTGGTAGCGTCGCCTCCCATTGTTCAACCGTGAGGAACCCGTTAGGGCATGTTTCGTGAACTTCAAAATTGCCATCAGGACTAACGAATGTTGGCATGGTTCATCCCCTATGCGGCGATAGCCGGATTAAAATACTCGATGATAATTGCGCCATCGCCGCCACGGCCGCCTTGCACCGAAACCGTGGACGTTGAGGTTCCGATAGAACCGTTTGCACCGCCGTCTGCGCCTAAGCCTCCAATACCGTTTGCCGATCCGGAACCGCCCCCACCGCCGCCATAACCTGTTCCATTACGTCCACCATTGCCACCAGTGCCGTTCATATGGTTACCGACGGTGGCATCATACCCAGATGCCGTACCGTTACCTGCGCCTTTAGCTCCAGAAGTACCGCGTGAAAAAGAGGTCGCGCTACTGTAAGAGGGAGCGGGGGCACCGGTGCCCGTAGGAAGCGTATTGTATGTAGTGGAACATGTCCCGCCAGCGCCAATCGTTACCGTTACAGACGTGTCTTTCGCAAGGTAGATCAGAGCCTCGGAAACTTCCCCGGCTGCGCCACCACCACTGCCTCCGCCCGTCTGATAATCAGCAAGTCGCCCTGCACCAGCTCCACCTGCGCCACCGAGCGCCGAAAGGTACGCACCGAATGATGTCGTACCACCAGCATAACCGCCGTGTATTGGAGCGCCGCCACCAGCTCCACCTGCGCCCACGCAACGAATCCGATACCAGCCAGAAACTGGCGCGACAAATGTGCCGGAAACAGTAATCACAGTTCGGACGTTGCAGAGCATCATGCCTACCCAGGCAGGCGCAATACGGGCGTCAACTCCGGCCCTGGGGGATGCCCCCGCAGCGGGAGTAGTGGAAAATTTAAACGTACCAGCATCGATAAATGCCGGGCCGTCCTTAATCACTGCGTCCACAAGCGCATCTGCAAGCGTTGCAATCCGGCCCATGCCTCGCGTGGTGAGAGTTGCAACATCCGGGATTTTATCAGCAATCAACTTGGTTATCGCCGCCAGAACCTGGGCATTGTCGGCTTTGTCCGGGGCAATTTCGGCTGCATCGAGGACGGCAACCACCTCCTCCTGTATGGCATTAAGCCACGCCGCCGTTACCGTAGTGGCCGCAACTGGAATGGTCGGATCGCCCTCGGTAAATCTGTTGTCCGGCGTGGCCGTGCTGCTGTCTATCCTGTGCATACTGTCCTCATTATGTATATGCCACCAGCGCCACGGCATGGGCTGGCTTACGTTGATTGATAATGCACTCCAGAATGCTGTCGCCCCATGTGCGCAGGCCCTCCCCGGCAACGGATTGCCCGGCCTTGAACACGCGGGGGGCATCTGCGGGCGCATTGACGCGGAACGCATAGCTCCAATCGTCATTGGTCAGCGGGTCGCCTGCGCACGAAAGCCCCGCTTTAAATGGGGTAAATTCGTCTATCGTAATGTCGTACCCGGCAAGCGCCGCGTAACGCTTGAGCCATGCGTGGCTGATGCCGCCGCGCTCAAGGAAAGCAACTGCAAGCTGGGCAATGCGCTCTTGAAGCAACTGGTCGCCCTTGGAGCATGCGCCCGGCAGACCATAAACCCGCTCCCAATCCGGCAAATACTGTTGCCACTGCCACGGGCGGAGAGCGCCTAACACGGCGGCGCTTGCGGCCTGTACGCGGTCAAACTCCGCGCCCTCTACCGTCAATGACAGGTCTACGCCCTCGGCGTTAGGGTCATAGCTTACAGGCGGCAACAGGGCCGCCAGCAAATCCTTATGCCCGGCCATTAGAGCGCCTCCAGCGTCAGGTCGCCCAGGCGGCACCATTCCAGCGCGCTAGGGGCCACGTTGGCCTCCGGCTGGCGGATTATCACATCCGTCACGCCATCAAGAGACGATACGGCGGCCACAAGGCGCGACAGCACAAGGCCCTCGCCGGGCGCAAGACGCGCAAACTCGGCCTGCAAAACGGTTGTGACGGCAGGCTTGAGCGTGACCAAGGTGGAGCCATTGCCCACGCGCAGGGCCAGAGTAACGGCCACCAGCTTGGGAACAGGCGCATAGACCTTGGCGGCTTTAGCCGTGCAGGGGCGCTCTGCGTCAATTTTGGCTTGGCATGCGGTCACAACATCCTCACCGGGTATGCCATCCTCGCCCACAATCACAATATCCACCGTGCCCGGCCCCTGACGCAGGGGATAGACCGTGGCATCCGCCACACCGGGAACAGACCGCGCCCAGCGGCGGTAATCTGCCGCCGTGCCGCCTGCTGGCGGGTTGCGCATGTAGTCCAGCAGGGTTGTAAGCATACTGGCGTTGCTCTCGGCATCCGTGCCACCCGTAAGGTTAAGCGCTGCCTTGGCCTGCACTCCTGACGGAGCAGACACAAGCGTAACGGTCACGCCCTCAACATCCGGCAGCGCCCCGGCCTGCACTGCCTCACACGGGGCGGCAGCGGTCACAGTTTCGCCCTCGCCTGCAAGGGTTATGGCTGTGGTAGTCTGGTAGAGGGTGCCGTCCGCGTCCTTGGCCTGCGTGTAGGCCGGGACAACAGCGCTGGGGCGGCCCGTGACCGTAATAGAGCCTGTGGCCTTGGTGGCCGGGCGGCGGGTGATGCCGCGCAGTGCGCAATGCTGTTCCAAATACTCCGGGTCTGACGTATCAGGGATGATCTGGCGCACCATCCACGCCTGATGATCATAGAGGCCCTCAACAGCGCTGGCCGTGGCTGTGGCGCGGATGTAGTTATCGCTATCCACGTCAGTGGGGGCCGTGGCGTCAATGTTGCGCGTATCGCGCAGGATGCGGTCACGGGTGTCGTCAAAGCTGGGGATGGTGTATGGCATATTATCCCCCCACAACCACAAAATGTTCAAAGGTGTACGGAGTGCCCGTGGCGTCCACAACCTCCACCAACATGAGGCAGCGCCCATCATGCGGCTGCTGCGTGGTGACGGTAACGGATTGCGCGCGCCCGTCCGTAATTAGCGGCTCAAGCGCCTGCTCGGCGTATTGCCGGGCAAGAATGTGGATGCGGGGTACGTCTTTCTCGCGCTGCAATTCGTGCAGACGACTGCCCAGCGTCTTGTCTGCCCACCATGTGCCCAAATGCGTGCAGAGGCGCAGATAGACCGCATTGCCAAGATGGCTGATGCGGCTACCTGTATAATCGCCTGTGGTGGGGTTGAGTTGCGCGTCCATCGTTATCTCCGTGCGTCCTGTATACAGGACGCGAGGGCATAAAAAAGGCTGGAGCAGTACAGCACTCCAGCCCTTTTGCTATTGAGGTTGCCCCGTGTTGCCACCGCCCGGCTGTACGCCTGTGTGGGTGTGCCCGGTAAGGCTGATGCCACCCGCCTTGTGGTCGCCCGTTGAGGTCATGTTGCCATCCTGCGTGATATCGCCCTTAACCTTGACATTGGCCGTCATTTCAACGGTGTCGCCCTTTTCTCCGGTCGCGGTCATGTTGCCTGTGACTGTGGTTTGCGGGGTATCAAGCACAACACCAGCGCCAGCCTTGATAATGGCCTGATTTTTAACATCCAGTAGAAAATCATCGCACACCGCCTCTATCACACGCCCTTGCTTGATATGGATATATGCCCCCTCCTGGCTGTACATGCGGGCCTCGCCTGGGCCGACCTTGAGACGATACGCGCCGTGCTCCGTAGCAATGACCACGCTGGCGCTACTGCGCCCGGCCAGCGGCAGCACGATAAGCTGACTGTCGGCTGGGATGCCGCTTGAAAAGCCGAACTGCTGCAACACCTCCACGGCCTGCACAGCCTCGCCAGCAAGGCCCTTGCCTTGCGCCATTTGCAGGGCTGGGTCGCCGTTAAGCGCAGACAGCCGCGCCCGGTACGGCAAGCGCAAGGCCCGCATAAACTTGGCGATGCGGGCATCGATCATATCGGTAATGCTGGACATGGTGGCTCCTAGTCTATGTCGCAATCGCACTCGTCGCCGTCTGACTTTTTCTTTTTTTTGCGCGGCTTTTTGGCGGTATCCGGCAGCCAGATGCCCCACGGCTTGAGGGTCAGGTCTGTTATGGTGCCGTCACTGCGCCCACCAACAAAGGTGCGCTTGGTCAGCAACGTGGTGATGTCGCATTGCAGGGCATCACTCCGCAGGCGGATGTGCATGCCCGGCGTCCACGGCTTGCCGTTGTCCGTAACATGGCCGCGCACACGGGCAGTTATTGTGAGGCTCTCCATAACGCCGTCTGTGATAATTTTTCTAGCGCGGGCTTTGGCCTTGTCGATACTGTCCACATGGCCCTCATCTCGTATCAAGGGGCGGTAAAACCATGCCCCCTTATCCTTGATGGTGTGCTTGATGTGGGCATCGGCTTCATCGTCCTCGTCACCCACGCTCTGGCCCAACACCGTGACTTCGCTGTAGCGCTGGTTGCAACTCTCCTCTAACGACAGGTCAATGACGTTGTTATCTTTGCCGTCCTTGTTGCAGATCAGCACAGCATCAACCGGGCGGCTGTAGTCCGGCGCGGCAACTTTTAACGTGCCGTCAGCCTCAAACCACGGCCACAGGCCGCTTGCCTCGGCGGCGCGCTGCAAAGCCTCCCACGCGGTCATTCCCGGCTCAACGCTGATTTTTTTAAACGTCTTGCCACCGCCTTGAACGCTGATTTTGCTGACGCCAAGGGGCCGCAGCATGCTGGCGCAGACCTCGGCCACAGTAACCTCGCGCTGGGTCAGGATAGGGGCCGAGCAGTCAAGCAAGATGCCTGCGCCATCTCGCCCCGTAAGGGTCAGGCTATGCTCTCCCTTGGCGATACGGCGGCGCAAGGCGTCCACACGCCCGGTCAAGATCAGCGTATCCCCCTCGCGCACCTCAACGGCGGCCCACGGGCGCACATAGCCCGGCAACTTGCCAGCCGGGATGCCGAGGCCCATCTGCCACGCATCGGCGGGCGTAAACAGGTCGCTGTCGATGCTGTAGCGCGTCCAATCCTTGTGGGTATGGCCGTCAATGGTAATGCTTATGCGGCTGTCGCCTTGGTAATTACTTGGCATATACAAGCAACTCCTGACCACGCGCTATAAAATTGGGATTGCGCACCTGGGGGTTAATACGCACCAGCTCACGCGCGCGGGTGTGGTCGCCATACAACTTGAAGGCCAGCAAGCGCGGGTTACACGGTGCCGTGACTGTGTGCGTTACGAGCGGCGGGCGGGCATTAAGCGCGGCCTCGCCCAACTGCTGGATACCCTGCGCCGCGTCCCGCAGCCCCTCGGCGGCATCGTGCCAGCGGGCTTGCGGCAGGCTGGCGCGCACATATGTGAGGCAATCCTGTACACGGGCGCGAGTGTTGCCCGTAAGGGCCTCCACCTCGCCGGGTGTCATGGTGGGGTTGACCACCTCGGCTTCCAGCGTGTCTGCCGTGGCGCTGGCGATGGTGTTGGTCTGCGCAAGCATGGCGTAGGTGACGGCTTGAGCGCGGGCAGTCTGACGGCTGGCTGGGGCATCTGTAGCTGTGGCGCTGACGCTTGGCGCGGCCTCACGCACGGCGAAAGATTCCCCATTGGCAGACGATTGCGGGCCACTTACCCACGAGGCCCCGTAAGCACTGCTGCCGACTGCGTATGTGCTCTCCGGCTCGTCAGAGGACAGACTGACACGCGGAAAAACGCCAGACAGCGCGGACAGCCCGGCAAAGGTGCTTAATCCGCTAACCGTGCTGGCGGCGCTGAACTGACAGGCAAGCAAATCAGTCGCAAAGCCCACGGGATAATCAATGTAGGGCAGGGCCGAGCGCACCACGGCCCCGGTGCCATCGTACACATCAAGTATTGCGCGCAACTCCGTCAGCACCGCGCCCTGCACATAGGCTGCCGCCTGCTGTAGTGGCGCCAGCGTTTCGGCTAGTGCTGCTTGCGCCTGTGCCATTGACTTCGACAGGCCGGACAGCATGGACGATTTAGCCGTGGCTGCAAGGCCGCGCATGGACTTGGCATCAAAAAAAGGGTTGTCGAGCGAGGCTTCCACAAACTCGAAATCTACGGCGGCGTAGTCGCGCTTCTCGGCCTCATGCTCGATACTCCACGAGCGCACACAAACTTGCTGCGTACCAAACAGCGGATGTACCAGCTCACCTTTGCCAGATTCTTCAAACGCTTTGACTAAGGCTGTGGCCTCGGCAATGTAATTGCGCTGCCAGAAGATAGCCTTGACGGCCACACCACGCGGGCGGCGGCCCAAGTCCTCGACCTCCGCGCCTGAACGATAAGGGTACTCATGGACTACCAGTGCCTTTTCGCCCCGGTCGCTGATGGCCGTGACATGGAATTTTACGCCCCGGAAAGAGGCGTCCAGCATGGTTGCCCACGGACTGGCGAGATCATTGAGTATGGATATGACGGACATGGCTCGTTACCCCACTAATGCCGGGAGCTTTCGCGCAACTGGCGTTGCTCAACAGCGGCGGCGACCTTATCACCATCAAGCTCGACATTAAGCTGGATGGTGGCGTTAATGGGCTGCTGTTGCAGCAATTGCGCGGTTTGGGCGGCTGTTTCCTGCGGCGATGGCTGGCCCTTTTGGGCGGCGGCTTCATCACCAAAGAAGAATCCGCCAATTTTTTTGCCGACTTCCGAGCCGCCAAGAGCGCCAAGGACGCCACCAATCACTCCGCCAATGGCCGTGCCAATAACTGGCACGATAGACCCCACAGTCGCCCCGGCTGCTGCCCCGGCAAACCCGCCCGCAAGCCCCCCAACAGTGCCGGAGTGCTCAATATTTTTCTGGTCTCGGGTGAGGCTGTCGTCCATTTCCGTAGCCGTGGCATCGGCTCCGGCCAGTAACAGCCCAAGCGGGCCACCGAACTTGCCAAGCTTTTTCAGCGCGCCAAGGGCTTTTGTGCCTTTACTTAAGGATGGGGCGACCTCTGCCGCCGTAGCTGCACCTTCCGCAGCCCCTGCAACGCCGCCTGCGCCCGGCGCACCTTTGCCCTTACGCAGAAAATCCCAGGCAGCGGCAGCGCCTGACCCCGCCGCAAGGGTTGTGCCTACAGCTACCGCACCCGCTGCCGCAACACTCTGCTGGGGGTGCGCGTCCATAAATCCGGCAGCGCCGGACATGCTGGCATCAAGCCCCCCTTTGATTTTTTCAAAGAAGCCGCTCATGGCGTTGTCCCAAGCGTTGCCAAGGCCTGTAAATTTATCTTGTGTGGATGCAGTAACCGTTTCAAAAAACTTGTTAACCGTGGACAGTGGATCAGCTTCAACGGCTTGCAAAACTTCCGCCCGGCGGTCTTTACCGTTTGCAAGCGCGACTGCTGCCTGCCGTGCCTGTCTGTCGCCAATAATCTGCCCGAACAGGGTACTTTGCCGGGTTGCCCGTTGGCGCTGCAAGGCCTCAAGGTCTGCCCCTTTGGCCGTTGCCATGCGGGCAGTAAGGTTTTTGTAAACCTTGTCTTTTTCGACAATGCCTTTCTGAATGGCATCGACAAAGGCCACGTTCATGTCATCGCCATTGCCCGCCGCGCGCTGGTATATCTTGGACAGATTTACGTGTTTTTTCTTGAGATTCTTCGCGGCCTCGGGACTATTACGAAAAGCTTGGAGGTTGGCGTAGAGCATGGCGGCCTCGTCACTGCTGCCCGCCGCATCGCGCATTACTTGCAAGTTTGAAAAATGGTAGGCGGCACCCTTAACGCCCAGCATGTCTGGCGCGTTGGTCATTATGCCAGCCATATGCTTTGCCATGTCCTTGGTTTCAAATGCGCCAACGCTGCCCGCGTTTGCAGCCATACCAAGAACGGTTTCGACTTCTGATGCCTTGAATTGCTTGGCCTTAAGGCCAGACGCCACCATGTTGGCAAGGTCTGTGCCCTCTGAATTTGTGGCCGTGGCTGTGCGCTGGATTCCGGGCAGCACCTGTTTGGTGGTGTCGAAATCTATGCCCTGTGCAAACAACGCCCCACGTGCGCCCATAGCGCCATCATTTGTGCCGCGCCCGTACCGCACTGCCGCTGCATCAAGGGCTTGCAACTCTTTGACGCCTGCCCGGATAGATGCCGCGTCTTTACGCTCACCGAATGCGATTGTGGCGTCATAGAGGTACTGCTGCTCTTTGTTTACTGGCCGTTCTAGCGTGGTCTTTGCCGCATATCCGCTGGCCGCAACAGCCGTGCCGCCTTTCCATACGCCATTTAAGCCATTCCCCATGCGCTGCATGTGGGTGGCGACCTCACGGGCGCTTTGCCCCACGCCCTGCATTGCACGGCGCAGGGCGGTTGCCCGCTGTTCTGCGCCGTGCAGGCCTGCTTTTACTTCGGTGGCTTTTCTGGCGACATCGCTCATGCTCCTAGCCGCGTCCGTGGCATCCCGCGCGGTACGCTGCATGCTCTGGCCTTTGCCGATAGCGTCAACGGCAGTACCCGTTTTGGCCGCAGCTTTGCCCATAGCATCCAGCGCCGTGCTGGCGGGCTTGGACAGATTATCCTTGAGCTTCAGCTCCGCCTGTACTTGCAGGTTGTCGGACATAGCGTTTTTTCCACTTTCGCCACGGCTGGCGTTTGCTGATGTATGCTTTTTTCTTGGTTTTTTCTGGGAACAGGATGTCTATAAACTCTTCAACTTCCGGCATGGTCATGCCCCGGACTTCCGCGAGACTGAACCCGTTGCGCCGCAACGCGGCCTCTATTTCGCGGAGGCGGCGGAGGTCTCCACGCTGGACGCTACGAGCTTTTTTAACAGGGCGGCCTCTGCGCTTTGGATGATGCCGAACTCTTCCGCCGTCAGCCCCGCCAACAGGTCAGCAGTGATTTCCCCAGGCGGGATATCGCCCAGGCGCGTCATGGTGTAGCCCCACTTGTGACGCGCTACACGGGCGTTGCTGGCGTCCGGCCCGGCATCCTCAAGGGCGTTTTCCACGTCTTCCATTGTGGCAACGCGGAGGGTGAATTTTTTATGGAATTTCCCGTCACGTTCCACACCCACAAGCAAGGTGCCGTCTTCGGTAAGGGTACTCATGCCCATCACTCCTTAACTTTATCCACAGCAAACAGGGTCAGATCGCGCTTGGCCTCGCCTTCGCTCTCGTACTTGTCGCCCACCTTCTCGACCACGCAATCTGTGTAGGCGGTACGTTTGCCATTGCCACTCACGGGATAAATGACCAGCTTTGCGCCGACTACATTTTCCCAATCCGTTTCGTCTTGTTCTTTGACGGGTATGGGAACAGTCAGGGTCAGAGCATACGTGGCGACGCCCGTGCAGTACCCCGCGATCTTCCGCTTGCGGTTCATGGTCTTGACGGGTTTTCGACCTGTTTCCGCGTCAGCGCTTACGCTTACGCATTCAATTTCTTTCCCGTCCACCTCAAGGACAACTGCCCCTACATATTCGGCTATCGCCATGTTTGGCTCCTTTGTTGGTTGTGCGGGACAAAAGCAAAGCCCGCACTGCCACAATAGTGGCAGCGCGGGCTTAAGAAAGGATGGAGGAGTACAGCGGTTATTTTATGAAATTAGGACATTGCTGGCTGTAACTGGCCTGAAAAATCCAGCCCAGCTTGTCGTCTTTTGTGCGCTCCAGACAAACTCCGCTGACCTGCTTGTACAAGGTTGTCGGCTTTGCAGTTTGAAACTGGTTTATCAGATCTGCGGATTCAGCACTTTTGCCAAGCATGGTGCGGATAGTTTGCTGAATGCCTTTCATATAGCGCACAGGAGCACCCTGAACGTAAAAAATGCGCACTGTCTGCACGTTGCCAGACTCAAGCAAAAAGGTTGCCGTAACCCCTTGGTCGAGTATGTATGTTTTTGATGCGCCCTTATCCACAATCTGAACGCTGTCACGCCCAAAGACCTGCATCCACTGAGGCTCAAATGTTGCCCAAGGCTGCGGGGCTGGTTCAGCGGCATAGGTTGGCAGGGATAGAAATAATGCCAGAAAAAAAGTTGCAAAAGGCATGAAAAACCTCCTGTGTAATTTCAAATAGATACAAATTTTATTATAAAAAAGCAAATGTTGCATAGCTTGCGGGATAGTTGGCACTGGGATAAAAAAGTCTAGAAAATTTATAAACAAAAATTGAATATTAAGGGGATAGAAATGTCCATAGCACACAAAAAAAATACACTTGTTGAACAGGATCAAAGTCTCCACAAAAATACGTTCAATCATGCAGACGAAGTTATTCTTGATGGAGAATCTGAAAAAAAATATTGCGATGCTCTCTGCTTCAAAGAAAGATGTAAGGGGTGGGTAATGTTTGCTGTAGCTATGTGTATTATTAAGAAGACTTTTTTCTCAGAGAACAAAGCAATTGCTCAATAGTATATCAGGTAGACACATTAAAAAAATGCAACATTAGGATTGGAATATAACATGCTTTGTCCATATTGCCAGCATCACTATGTTATATCGAATGAAAACCATGACAACTCGAGTGGTAATTTATTTAAACGTGACAGCACAGGAAAACAAAAAAAATATCAATTGTTTCATACCGTTTGTCCAAACCCTGATTGTCAGAAAAGCACTCTAACTATTGCTGTAGCTTATGCTGACAGCGAAGGGAAGCTAACAGAAATTCTTAAACGTAAGTTGATGCCTGATGGTATTTCAAAAAATTATCCGGACTACATTCCTTTGCAGCTTAGGGAGGACTATGAAGAGGCCTGCAAAATTGTAGAGCTCAGCCCGAAAGCTGCAGCAACGCTTGCCAGACGTTGCCTGCAAGGCATCATTCGGAATTATTTTGGCATCACCAAAGGGCGACTTGTTGATGAAATTAATGAGCTGCAAGGAAAAATTGACCCTGAACTTTGGGATGCAATTAATGCCTTAAGGAAGATCGGCAATGTCGGTGCCCATATGGAGAATGATGTTAACCTTATTGTTAACATTGAACCCAATGAAGCACGGCAACTTATTTGGCTGATAGAAACGCTTTTTGATGGCCTTTACGTCCACCGGGAAGAGCAGCGGAAGCGTTTGAGGGCGATACCTGGGATTGCAGCCGTAAAAGATGCGCAGAGAAAAGGACTTCCAGCGTAGCCAGATGTTAGCGACTTGCTGTTTGCTTAGTAAAAAAGGCCGGGAATTCCCGGCCTTTTTTAGTATCGTCAACAGGTGTCCCCTTGTTTCGACAAGTGGACTTTGCCCGTGCTGTTTCAGAGAAAATCTGGCTCACATGGTTGTGGTGCAACTGGAAGACAACAAATGAAAATGCCTTGTTAGCTGGTGCAATATCTAAGGTTGAGTTCCTTTATTGGTCGCCTGTGATAACAATCTTACGACGTCAAGCATTTTTGCGCTATCCATCTGCGTCTCAACAGTTTTTTCAAGAGGTGCCGGAAAAACAACCTTGGCTGCCTCCATAAGCACCAGTCCTTTATGCTCTTTTTCTGCTGTTTCGTAGAACGATTTGAAAGTTTTCAGAACTGTTGCAATATGCCTATAGACAATTTCATTATTGCGCGTGATTAAATATCTCTTTGAAATCCACACAAAGATACAGAGTGTAAGTGCAATGTATGATATTCTAACTAGGAAGAGAAATAAATGATATGCATAATTAAATTCATTAGAATTTTGTAATTGTCCTGAAGGCTGGAGCTCTCCCATTGGAAAGATAAATTTATAAAAAATAAACACTGCCAT